AAGGAGCAAATGAAAAATTAAATCATGTAGCTCTTTATATTGGCGATCAAACAATTTTGCATCACAATATTAGACAGTTAAGTTGTAGAGAATTATATGATTTAAAATATATAAAAGTAACAAAAAAGGTTTATAGATATGCAGCTTAAAAAAATACGAATTTATGGAAGATTAAGGAAATTTTTAGGACAGTCTTATTTTGAAGCGGCTGTTTCTAGCCCTGCTGAAGCTCTTAGATTTTTATTGGCAAACTTTCCTGAAGTTGAAAGACATATGGCCGATCAATTTTACAAAATAAAAATGAATAATTTAGAAGTTGATCTTGATTTTATCGGCATGAAAGGACAGGGCGATATTCAAATAATTCCTTTAGCTTCTGGTTCTGGATTTCTTGCGCCAGTTATAGGAGGTATTTTTAGTACAGGGGCAGCGGTGGCAAGTGCAGCCGTAGGAGCAGTAACTTCAGTTGGTGGTGCAGCTATAGCAGCAGCAAAAGCTATAGGTGCAGTTCCAGTCATCGGAACCATTGCTACCTCTGTGGCAACTGATCTTGTTATTGATGGTGTTACTTCATTAATAGCACCAACGCCTTCTGTTCCTACTCGAAACGTTGAAGAAACGTTTTCACAGAATGACCCTGAGGCTGTCGCATCGTTTGGATTTTCTGGAATTTCAAATGTAAGTATTGCTGGCGTTGCAGTTCCTATTATTTATGGCGAAGTTTTTACGGGATCTGTTGTCATAAGCTCAGGAATTGATACTGTTCAAGTAGAGGGGGCTAATTAATGTTTGGTGCGCTTATAAATAGTGGAGTATTTGAAGCATTAGGCTTGATAAATGATCCAAATTTGCCTGAAGATGTTCTTGCGTCAAAACAGTTTCAAACACTTGTTGAACTTTTAGGCGAAGGAGAAATTGAAGGGTTTCCTTCTGCTACAGGTTCACAGGGTTCGGCAGAATATAATCAATCAGCATTAAAAGACGTTTTTCTTAATGGAACTCAAGTTCTGCAACAATCAGCAGGCACTAGCCCAAGCGATACAGATTTTAATTTTAAAAATATCACCTTTGAACCTAGATTCGGCACTTCAAATCAAACAGCAATTCAAGGTATTTCTGAAATAGAAACAGAAAATGCAGTCGGTGTTGTAGTTACTCAAAGCACACCCGTTTCAAGATCAATAACAAATACTTCAATAAATGCAGTAAGAGTAACAATAGGTTTCCCACAATTACAAAAATTTGAAGATAATGGCGATATAAATGGTTCAGAAGTAGCCTTAACAATTCAAACAATAGAAAACGATGGAACAGAAACAACAGTTATTACAGACACAGTAAAAGGCAGAACTGCGAGCACATATTTTAGAGATTACAAAATAAATTTAAAATCTTCTACTTCTTTCCCTGTCACTATTAGAGTAAATCGAACAACGGCGGATAGTACAGAATCGACTCATGTTAATGCCTTTCAATGGTCATCTTTCACAGAAATTATAAATGAACAGAGACCATACGCAAACTCGGCTCATGTTGCTTTACGTTTTGATGCTGAAACTTTCCCAGCACAGCCTCGTAGAATGTATCGGATACGTGGTACAAAGATTAAAATTCCTCATAATGCAACTGTAAGAACAGATGGATCTTTAAGCTATAGCGGTACATTTAATGGATCTTTTAAAGCTGACAAAGCTTGGACAAATGATCCTGCATGGATTTTATATGATTTATTGACGACTTCAAAAGGATTTGGAGATCATATCGCAGAAAGTCAACTTGATGTTTTTAGTTTCTTTGCAGCTAGTCAATATGCATCAGCACAAGTTGATGATGGTCAGGGTGGAACAGAACCAAGATTTGCATGTAATGTCGTAATAAATACCAGAAAAGAAGCATATAACTTAATTAATGAACTTTGTTCTGTTATGCGTGTGATGCCTTTTTATTCAGCAGGTGCTATTTCAATCTCATGCGACAAACCAACAGACGCTTCTTATTTATTCAATTTATCAAACGTAACGTCTGAAGGTTTTACGTATAGCAACACAAGCAAATCAACAAAACACACTGTTGTTAATGTTGCATATTTTGATAATGAAACTCAAACAATTGATTATGAAACTGTAGAAGATACAGCTTTACAAGCAAAATATGGGCAAGTTGTAAAAAATTTAAAAGGATTTGCAACGACATCAAGGGGTCAGGCTTCAAGGCTTGGCAAATGGTTTTTATATACACAATCTAATGAAGCTCAGACTGTAACGTTTACAACAACATTAGAAGCGGGAACACTTGTCAGACCTGGTGCTGTCATAAATATACAAGATCCTATGCGGGCAGGGGTAAGAAGAGGAGGGAGAATAAAGACAGGAGTTTCTACAACACAGATTATCGTTGATGATGAAAACAATACAGATCTAGCAACAACTGATTCTGCAAGTTTATCTGTAATCTTATCTGATGGCTCTTTAGAAACTAAAACGATAAACGATATTACAGGTACGACAATAACTGTTGATTCAGCTTTTTCATCTGTTCCGCAGGCAAACAGTGTTTGGGTTATAGAAAATACATCATTACAACTTCAAATTTTTAGAGTTATATCTGTTACAGAAGTAAGTCAATTAAATTATCAAATTGTCGGTGTTTCTCATGATCCAAATAAATATGATTTTGTAGAGGATGGCACAGCATTACCATCAAGAACAATAACAACCTTAACTGCTATAAAGGATTCACCAAGTAACTTACAGGGTACAGAACAAATTGTTGTTTTGAATAACAGGGCTGTAAGTAAATTATTTATTCAATGGCAACCTGTCAGCGGTGTAACTGAATATATGGTTCAATATAGATTTAAAAATGAAAACTTTATCTCTGAACGTGTAACAAGACCTGATTTTACAATATTTGAAACTTTAGAAGGAAGTTATGAAGTAAGAGTTTTCAGTTATAACGCATTAGGAAAGCCAAGTATTACACCCGCAACGACAACATTCACAACTATAGGTAAAACGGCTTTACCTGATGATGTGCAGAATGTACAAATAGAACCTTTGTCAGATCAATTTGTTCGATTGCGTTTTGATAAATCAACTTCTGTTGATGTTTTGCATGGGGGCAACGTGGTTATACGTTCATCTAACTTGACAACAGGAGCAACTTTTACAAATGCTATTGATGTAATTCCAGAACTTTCTGGAAATATTAGCGAATCAATTGTACCGAATATTGTAAATGGAACTTATTTGCTTGCTTTTAGGGATGATGGAGGGCGACTTAGCGCAAACGCTGCATCAATTAAAAATATAAATACCAAACCTGATGTTTTTCCAAAGCTTACAATTTTAGAAGACAGAGAAGATTTAGATAGCCCACCTTTTCAAGGTGTTAGAGATGATTGTTTTTTCTCTGATGAAGTAAATGGTCTTGTTTTAGGTTCAACTGTTTTACTTGATGACATAACAGATTTTGATGCTATAGCTGATTTTGATTTTCTTGGAAATGTTGACTTTTTAACAGGTGGTCAATACTTCTTTAAATCAACTCTTGATCTTGGAGGACAACAACCTTTAAAACTTCGAAGGCATTTTGTGACACAGGGTTTCTTGCCTAATGATTTGATTGATAAAAGGACTGCTAATGTTGATACTTGGACAGATTTTGACGGGGCAACCGCATTCAATGTCAACGCAACTTTATCCGTTGCTACAACTGACTCTGATCCTGATTTGTCAGTATCAGCCACATATACAATTAATGATGGTTCTGGCGGTGCAGGCAGTATAATTACAATCACAAAAACATCACATGGTTATAGTGTCGGGAGTCTTGTAACTTTAGATTTCACATCTGGAACTGGTGTTGATGGTGATTATTTAATAGTATCTGTTCCTGATGCAAACACATTCCTTTTGACCTCTGCAACTTCTTTAAATACAAGCGGAAACTGTACATATTCAGCAGAATTTGAACCATATCAAAAGTTTGTAAATGGAACATATATTGGAAGAGGTTTTAAATTTAAATGTGATTTATTGTCAACAGATCCCGCCCAATCTATTGAAATTGATCAGCTTGGATATTTTGCAGAGATAGATAGCAGAACAGAAACAAGTTTAGGCAATGCAGCCGCTTCAAGTGGTGGATTTATTGCTTCTGGTACGTCCACAAAGTCAGTAGTATTTTCTGATAGTTTTTTCACAGGTCAGTCAGGAACTAGTGTTGCAGCAAATAGTGTTTTGCCTTCAATAGGAATAACAATAGAAAATCAACTTCAGGGTGATTTCTTCACTTTGTCAAATATTACTGGCAGTGGCTTTGATATAGATATAAAAGATTTAAACGGAAATAATGTAAACAGAAACTTTAAATATGCTGCAACAGGTTTCGGACGTGGTAGTTAATACTGGTTTAGGATATACTTAGAGAAAATTTTGGATTGTTAAATGGCACAACACGATTATGTTATAGATAACTCCACAGGAGCAAATGTAAGGGCTGACATAAATAGTGCTTTATTAGCAATTTCAAGTAATAATTCTGGTTCATCTGCACCCTCAACAAATTTTGCAAGTCAATTTTTTGCTAATACAACATCAAGTATTATGCAGCTAAGAAATACTGCTAATAATGCTCATATAAATTTATTTAGTCTTGCAGGCGCACCCGCTTTCCCTTTAGATGGAACTATTAACAGTATAAATATAGGTAAAGGAGCAAACTCTGTTGCTGGTAACACTGTTCTTGGAGAAAGTGCTTTAGATGCAGCAAACTCTGGCAATGGAAATAATACTGCCATTGGTAAAGATACTTTAACAGCAAATACATCTGGTGCATTTTCCGTTGCTGTTGGTTCAACAGCTTTAGCTTCTAACACTACAGGTGTGGACAATGTGGCCGTTGGTAGTTTTGCCTTAGATGCAAATACAACAGGTGGTTCTAACGTAGCTGTAGGAGGCAGTGCTTTAGGTTCTGCAACCGCTAGTAACAATACTGCTGTTGGTCAAAATTGTTTATCTTCAAACACAACTGCTTCAAATAATGTAGGAGTTGGTTATAGGGCTTTAGTAGCAAACACAACTGGAACACAAAACGTAGCTGTGGGAGCAAATGCGTTAGATGCTAATACTACCACTAATAATAATTCTGCTTTTGGTGCTTCTGCATTGGGTAATAATACTGGATCTCAAAATACTGCTTTAGGTAGTCAAGCTATGCTTGCAAACACAACTGGAAGTGATAATGTAGCAGTTGGTATGAACGCTTTGGTGGCAAACACAACTGCAGATGATAATACAGCAGTGGGTTTTCTAGCATTAACAGCAAACACAACTGGAGATAAAAACGTAGCTGTGGGAGCTAACGCTTTAGATGCAAATACCACAGCCTCTAACAACACTGCCGTTGGTTGGAACTCTTTATCAGCGAACACGACAGGCACTCGAAATACTGGTCTAGGCAGAGCAGCAGCATCATCGACTACGACAGGTAACGACAACACAGCAGTAGGATACAACGCTTTAGATGTAAACACAATTGGGGGACAGAACGTAGCTGTGGGAGCTTCAAGTTTAGATGCTAACACTACAGCGAGTAATAATACCGCTGTTGGTTATGAAGCTTTAACAGCAAACACGACTGGAGCATCAAACGTAGCTGTGGGAGCTGCGGCTTTAGATGCTAATACTACAGGTTTTGCTAACACCAGTGTTGGTACTGAATCATTGTCTGGTAATACAACGGCTGATGCAAATACTGCTTTGGGTTATCAAGCAGCTAAAGTAGTAACAACAGGTGGAGATAATACAGCTATTGGTTCTCAAGCATTAGATGCAACAACGACAGGAGCAAGTAATACTGCTGTTGGTTCTATTGCACTAGGCTCAAACACAACAGCTTCAAACAATACTGCTGTAGGTAAATCAGCCTTAGCAGCAAACACAACTGGATCAGGAAATACGTCCGTAGGGCACAGATCAGGAGAATCTACAACAACTGGAATTGATAATGTATTTATAGGAAGAGAAGCGGGTCGTGATGTAGAAGGAGGAGATAATAATATTATTCTTGGAAAAGCTGCTGGATTAGCTAATAGTCCTTCAGGTCAAATTGTAAATGGTAATAATCAAGTTGTATTAGGTGATAACAATATTTCAGCTATATTTTGTGCTGACACAAGTATAAGCTCATCTGACTCTAGAGATAAGACAGATATAACAGATTTTACTAAAGGTTTAGATTGGATAAAAGCATTAAGACCTGTTACTTATAGATGGGATAGAAGAACTTGGTATGGTACTGATGCAGAACCTTATGGTACACCAGATGGATCAAAGAAAAGAACTAGAATACATATTGGATTTTTAGCACAAGAAGCACTTGCAGTAGAAAAAGCAAATGGTTATGGTTCATCAAATGATGATTCTTTAGTTGTAAATCTTACAGAAGATGGTATGAGTTATGGTATGAAATACGAAAGACTTGTACCAATACTTGTAAATGCAATAAAAGAGTTATCAGCAAAAGTCACAGCCCTTGAAGCAGGGTAAACTGTAAACAAATTTATTTCTTAATATGGAAGAAAGAACCGCAGATGAAATCGCAGCAATCTTTTCTGCTGCTGGCGATAGCGTAACTGTTATTAACACCGCAAAGACATCAGATGAAACTGACGATGAATATAAAGACAAGATCAAGCGTAATGTAGAACATCTTGAAATTATTAAAAGCTATAAAAAGCTTGATGAAACGACTTCTATTTGGACATCTGAATCATTTACAGATATAGATAAAGCAATCACTGATGGTAAAAAACTTTACTAATTTATGAATTTACAGGAAAAACTCACACAATTAGCTGTTGAGAGGGAACAGTTAGTTGTCGCTTTGCATGAGACAACAGGTGCAATGAAGATACTACAACAGCAGATAGATGAGCAAAATAAAGAGGACGAACCAGAAACAGAAACACCCGAAAGTTGAATTTAATCTAAAAACGATTATTATTGAGCTTTATTCTTTTTAATAATGCTTAAAAAAGTACTAACAATAGCTGCTGCTTCAGCACTATCAACACCTGCGTTTGCTGGTTTCTATGTAAACGTAGAGAACAATGGTTCTTATACGGGAAAAGATTACACTGGATCTGGTACTGACTTACATCTTGGTTATGAGAATGGTAATGCCTTTGGTAGCTACTACATACAAGGTGGAGCGTATCTTAACAACCCAGATGGTGCAGATTCAGAAACAAACTTTTCTGGTAAAGTAGGTGGTAATGTAGTTGCATCAAAAAATATTGATGTATATGGAGAGTTTTCTATAGTGACTGACGATACTAACAGCTATGGAACTAAGGTTGGTTTGAAGTATAAGTTCTAGTTATCATTGACAATGATACATAGAGTGGAGCCAATGCACATATAGAGCAAAAAGTTATAATGGTGACAGGTACTAATGCTTTAGCAAAGGCTTCTCTCATGGCTAAAATCTCTCAAATATTATCTATTTTAAGTTTTATTATTTCTACGTCAATGCTTGGCGGTGGCGTCTATGCTTACAAGTATTTTTCTTCAGAACAATTTAAGACAAGAGTAATGAATGAAGTTATGGAAAGAGTCACAGAGATTTTACCAACACAGATTGATAAAAAACTACCAACATCTACTGGTAAATCATTGCCACTTTAATGGAAATACCAGAAATTGTTATACCAGAAATAGTAATTCCAGAAATAAATTTACCTCAGACTTTTATACCTAATTACGAATATTCTAATATTGATGTCATAGGCTGTAACTATTACCACAGAGATACAAGAAATACAGGCAACAGAAATCTTATATTAGATGATCCAAATGGTGTTATAACAGATTGCCCCTTTCCATCATTTACACCTTTGATATATGATGCACAAAATTTAATTATTACAGAGCAGGCAGCACCAGTTTCAGAGCAAGAAAAGTTACCAGAGGGAAAACCACCAAAAACAGAGATGCCAAAATACAAAAAAAAAGAACCTTTAATACCTGATTGCCCTAGCAAAAAAGATCAGAGGGTAGGAGATTTTCGTAACGAAAAAAAGCTAGAGCGTGTTACTGGTCATAAAAGAGGTGATGATGGTATTGAGTGTATAACGATTTATGAGAACGTCGCATTCAAAGATCAGTACAT